CCGGTCAGCATGAGTCTTCTGCCTCTGGATCGACGCCCGCCCCGCCCCGCTTCCGCACTCTCCCGCCTGCCGACGTCGCCTACCGATCGGCGCAACTCCACGCAGCCGTCGCCGAGGCCTTCGCCGCCAAGGAGAAGCCCGTAACGCGCTGCGCAGCCTGCGGCATTGTCATTCACGTAGGCTGCAACGCCGCGGGGAGCTGCGTGCGATGAGCCGCCGCTACGACGACAAAGACGGCCTCGACGCGCCGTTCAATCAAGCATGGGACGCGGCGATCCGCGAGGACAAGATCCGCGAGGACGCCAAGCGCAAGCGCGCGTTCAAGTGCAAGCGCTGCGGCGACGCAGGCTTCATGCTCACCGACACGCAGCGCACTGAGCTCCACAGCAAGCTGCTCGCGCTGCTGAGCGGCCCCATCGACTGGACGTGCCCGGCCGAGAACTCTCTTCTCAACCCGGCGTCACCGCCGCACGTGCTCGGCGTCGCGCATAACCTCGCCTCCCGCCTGGTGGCCGCTGACCAAGGGCTCTGCGTCTACTGCACCGACTACATCGAGGGCCCGGCATCGTGATCGGCTGCCCCCACGACGCGCCGCTCTGCGACGAGTGCGATGACGTCGGCTTCGTCGTCGACCCGCGCTCTGCAGATGAGGACGGTGTGCCGGATCTGCTGCCGTGCCCGCGCAACTGCGGCGCGAGTGAGGGTCATATGGTTCGAGGTTTGGACCAGTGGAAGTGCACCGTGCCCGTGGACGACCGCGAGCTCGAGGCCGAGCGAGCCGCGGCACTGGATGAGCTGGCCGAGGGCGAGCGCGACGTGCCGCGCGTCCAGCCGCTCGGCCCGGTGAGCGGGCCACTGGAAGAGGACGACATCCAATGGTGAACCCGCAACTCGAGTGCGAGGAGTACCCCGGCGAGCTGCGCGAGCTGCGCGCGGTGCTGGCCGCGATCGCAAAGCGCGGCTGCCTCGAGTGCCAGCTCCGCGCCTCGGTGGCCGCGGTGGTCGCCAAGCAGCCGCCGGCTGAGCATCCGCTGCTGGCGCTGAACTGTTCGGAGCATCGCTCATGGTGACGCGCTTGCCCGTGATCACCTCGAGCGAGCAGCGCACCTTTCGGCGCTGCGCTCGCGAGCACTACCACACCTACGTGCTTGGCTACCGCACGCTGCACAAGGCCGAGGCACTGCGCTTTGGCACGCTCATGCACGCCGGCCTCGAAGCCTGGTGGCGCGCGCCCAGCAACCGCCTCTCGGCCGCGCTCGACGCCATGACGCCTGTGGCCGAGGACGAGTTCGACCTGGTGCGCGCCGGCGTGCTCCTGCAGGGCTACGACGCCCGCTGGCACGCCGAGGATCTCGAGGTGCTGGGCGTCGAGCTCGAGTTCCGGGCGCCCTTGCTCAACCCCAAGACCGGCGCTGCGAGCCGCACCTACGAGATCGCCGGCAAGCTCGATGCGCTGGTGCGTAAGCTCGACGATGGACTCGTCTACATCGTCGAGCACAAAACTACCTCGGAGGATATCGGGGCCGGTTCCCAGTACTGGCGGCGGCTCACTCTGGACCCGCAGATCTCGCAGTACTACGCCGGCGCCAAGGCGCTGGGCCACGACGTCGCCGGCTGCCTCTACGACGTGCTCGGCAAGCCCGCCATTCGTCCGCAGCGGGCCACACCGGAAGAGTGCCGCCGGTACACCAAGGCCGGTCTGCTCTACGCCAACCAGCGGGAGCAAGACGAGACTGCCGACGAGTACCGCGCCCGCCTGGTCGAACTCATCGCCGAGCAGCCCGATCGCTTCTACCAGCGCGGTACGGTGGTGCGCCTGGAGGATGAGGAGCGCGACGCGGCGTTCGACACCTGGCAAACCGCGCGCCTGATTCGCGAAGCCGAGCTCGCCAAGCGTCATCCCAGGAACCCGGATGCCTGCTCCCGATACGGCCGCACGTGCGAGTTCTTCGGGGTGTGCACCGGCACCGAGTCGCTCACCGACACCACCCGGTTCCGGCACGTCGAGGACGTCCACGAGGAGCTCAGCCCGGACACCAAAGCCGCCTAAAGTTCGTGCGCCAGTTCGGCGCGCGCTGTCGAAAGAGGAGACAGAATGCAGAACGCAGCAGCACCGAAACAAGATTCCACTCCCAAGACCGCCCCCAAGCGCATGAGCCTTGTCGGGGTGGTTCAGGGCCGAGTGCAAAAGCCCATCCGCGCCCTAGTGTGGGGCGTCGAGGGCATCGGAAAGAGCACCTTCGGGAGCAATGCCCCGTCACCGATCTTCCTCGGTGCGGAGGACGGCACGACCGAGCTCGATGTCGCGCGCTTCCCGGAGCCCACAAACTGGCAGCACGTTTTTGACGCAATCGCCGAGCTCACCACCGCCGAGCACAGCTACCGCACGCTGGTGCTCGACACCCTGGACTGGCTCGAGCCGCTCAACTGGGAGCACGTCTGCGCCAAGGGGGACGGCCGTGGCAAACGCATCGCGTCCATCGAGGACTTCGGCTACGGCAAGGGCTACGCGGCTGCGCTCGACGAGTGGCGTCGTGTGCTCGCCGCGATCGAGCGCCTGCGCAACACACGAAACATGCACGTCGTGCTCCTGGCGCACGGCTGGATCAAGCCGTTCAAGAACCCGGACGGCCCCGACTACGACAGGCACGAGCTCAAGCTCCACCCCAAGGCCGGCGGCCTGCTCAAGGAGTGGTGCGATGCCGTCTTGTTCGCGAACTACGAGACCTTGACGCACGAGAACAATGGCCGTCACAAGGGTATCTCGACCGGCGCCCGCGTCCTGCATACGCAGAGGCGCGCGGCCTTCGACGCCAAGAACCGCTACGACTTGCCCGAAACGCTCCCGCTCGACTGGGAAGCGTTCGCCGAGGCGGTCGCCGCCCACCGCCCCGCGGACCCGAACCAGCTCAAGGCGCGCATCTCCACGCTGCTCGAGCTGGCTGACGCCGAGACCCGCACCAAGGTCACCGCCGCACTCGCCAAGGTGGGCGACGACGCCGCCCAGCTCGCACGCATCGCAGACAAGCTCGCAGCCACCGTCAACATCAAGGAGAACTCATGATCCCTGCAGGCATCTATCGCGCGCGCGCAGTCGAAGGCGCCCTCGGCCGCACGTCCAAGGGCACCGAGCAAGTCGCCCTTCAGTTCACCGTAGTCGAGGGCGAGCAAAAGGGCTCGTCCATCACCTGGTACGGCTATTTCAGCGAAAAAACCCTCGAACGCACGCTCGAGTCCCTCGAGTACTGCGGCTGGGAGGGCGACGACCTGAGCGATCTCACCGGGATCGACCGGAACGAAGTTTCGATCGTGGTGGAGCACGAGCAGGACGACCAGGGCGAAGTCCGCGCCCGCGTCCGTTGGATCAACTCGGGTGGCGGCATCGCCATGAAGGAGCGCATGGACGAGTCGGACGCGAAGGCGTTCGCCCAGCGCATGCGCGGCGCCGTGCTCGGCCGTCGAGCGGGCAAGCCCACGCACGCCCAGGGCGGCGCCCAGCAGCGTCAGACACGGCAGTCGCAGCAACGGCCGCAGCAAGCCCCACCCCCCACCGACGACGACATCCCGTTCTGAGCGAGGGCTGGCCATGAGCGACACCACGCGCCCGAAGTTCTACAACCTCGTCGGCCACGGCGGCGAAGTCGTCCCGGACATGCTGTGCTGCGAGGGCTGCGGGTATGGGGTGTGCTCGTGCCCTTCTGAGCCGCCCGACGACGAGCCCTACGGCTGCGTGAACCGGCAGATCTCGAGCCCACGAGAGTGCGTCGAGAGTGGGCACTACTGGTGCGACGCGTTCAAGTCCAAGCCGGCAAGAGGTGAGCCGTGACTGAGCCCACGAGCCCGGTCTGCACGGCGTGCGGAGTCGAGTGGTTCCACCACGGCGGCATGCCGCACGACTTCGAGTACCAGCCAGTGCCAGCCGCGACGGCGGCCCGCGACATGGCCGCGGACATCGACGACCTCTCGCGGGACTACACCGAAGAGATCGAAGCGCACCGCTTGACCCGTGAGCGTGCCGAGAAGGCGGAGGCGGAGCGGGACAAATGGGAGCGGCGAAACTCGGACCACGCTGCCAAGTATCTGGACGTCCTTCGCGAACGCGACACGCTGGCGCAGCGCATCAGCGATCTGACGGGCGAGGTCGAGGAAGCGGAGGCGCGGCTCGCGGAGCTGGTGCTCGAGGCGAACGACATGCTGCGCTACGTGGAGAACGCCGACGACTACCAGGAAGCGCGGCTGGCGACTCGACGCTTCCGCAAGAAGCTGCGCGATATCGAAGGGGGCGAGCATGGCTGAGCCGTACAGCGACAAGGAGTTGGCGACCGTGTTGCGTCTCCTCGACGAGAACGGCGCTACCCAGAACGCCGCGACCATCCGCCGCCTCCAACGCGAACGCGACAAGGCGCGGCACGTGGCCAAGGTGCTAGCCGGCCCGGCGAAGCACCTGAAGGTTCTCGGACACGACCTGATGCCGGACGAGCTCAAGGCGATCCACGCCGCCATGGCCTACCCGGGGCGCGAGCCATGACGTACTCGGCGAAGGACTTGAGCAAGGCGTGGGAATACACGTTTGAAGGCATGGTCAACTTCCAGACGGTGGAGGACCTCGCCCAACTCATTGCCACCGTGCGACGCGACGCGCTTGAAGAGGCGGCGGTGTCGGTTGAGCGGTTCGACGAGCAGGC